GGACTTTAACTTTGGAGCAAAGAAGACAATTTGCGAACACTATAAAAAAGGCTAAGCTAATTTGTCAAAACTTCGCAGAAGAATATTTGTTTACCGGGAAGCAAGTAGCAGGGGCAATTTTTAATCTTAAAAATAACTATAAGTGGAGAGAGGAGCAAACTTTAAAACATAAAGGCGGAATTTCTTTAAGACAATTATTTGATAAATCAAAGGAAAAAGATGATTGATTACGATGTAGAGCTTTATAGAAAATTCCAAAAGTCCCCAATCTTTTTCATTGAAAAAATGTGGGGACTGACTCCACAGCCATTAAAAAAAGAATATAAAAAACAATTAGAGGAAGCAGTTAAAAAGGGGGAATGGGATAAAGTTAAAGCAGACTGGTTTGAGCCATTTGTCAAGGCAGAATATAAATCAGGAAAGATTACCCCGGGGCATATCACTTGGCAACAATGGTTAATCCTATTAGCAGTTGAAAAAGCATTAAGAGGAGAAGCAGTTAAAAGAGTTTCAGTTAGATCAGGACACGGAATAGGGAAGTCTGCTGATTTATCTTGGCTGGTTCTTTGGTTTTTATTCTGTTTCAAGGACGCTCAAATTCCTTGTACTGCGCCTACTTCACAGCAGATGCATGACATTCTTTGGAAAGAGATTGCTGTTTGGTTAAATAGAATGCCCGAGAAAATCAAGGAATTATATGACTGGACTGGTGGTTATGTGAGGATGGTTGAAAATCCCGAGACCTGGTTCGCAAGGGCGCAAACAGCCAGAAAAGAGAACCCAGAGGCTTTAGCGGGTGTACACGGCGAGTATGTAATGTTTATCATTGATGAAGGTCCGGGCGTTCCAGAGGAAATTTTCAATACTGCTGAAGGAGCCTTAACAAATGAGAATATCTTGGTTGTGATGATTGGCAATCCTACTCGTTTGATCGGCTACTTCTACGATTCTCATAAAGGAGACAGACACAACTGGCAGACCCTTCATTTTAATTCAGAGGATAGCCCGATTGTTGATCCTGAATTCATTAGAAGAATAATTGAGAAGCACGGAGAGGGAAGTGATGAACATAAGATTAGAGTTTTAGGCGAGTTTCCCCAGGAGGATGCTGTTGATGAAAAAGGTTATGTTCCTCTTTTGGTTAAAGATGATCTTAAATATACCGCTAATAAAGAGTTTGTAGGTAGAAAAAGATTAGGAGTTGATCCGGCAGGAGAAGGAAGTAATGAGACAACTTGGGTTGTCAGGGATCAGTTCAGGGCCAGGATAGTGGCTAAAGAAACAATCAGCAATGAGAAGTCCATAGCCCAGAAAACCTTAAGCTTGGTGGATCACTTTGAAATTAAAGACGATGACATAATAGTAGATAACTTTGGCGTTGGCGCTAATGTGGTAAAGCAATTAGCTCTTTCCGACCACGATGTTCAATCCATTAATGTTGGAGATAAGCCAAAGGGAGAAGAGGATGAGGAACTTTATATGAATCAAAGGGCATTTGCCTATATGATGGCCAAGAAGTGGATTAGAAGTGGTGGAGAGTTGATTAGACACGAGGATTGGGAACAGCTGTTAGGTATCAGATATAAAAGGGAATTGTCCGGCAAGATAAAGATAATGAGCAAAGAAGATATGAGAAAAAATGGAATTCCCTCGCCTGATGCTGCTGATGCTTTTATGCTTACCTTTATTGATGAGGAAGATTCAAAGCCGATTAAAATTTATAAACAAAAATTTGAACCAAGAAGTCCATATCAAGGAGAATAATTTATGATAAAAACATTTAAAGATATAGTTCCAGGAAATAAAGGAATTGATGCCCTATTAGGATTAAAACTGTATGGTGCCTGGTTTGTAATATGTTTAAAGTCAAAAAGAATAGTGGATTTAAATAATTTATGGCAAAAAAAATAGGTAAAAAAACAGCTGATACAATAACCAAAATAGCTTTAAAGCAGTTAGAGACCAGCTTGGAATTTAAACAACCTCGGATGACTCAAATTGCGAGGAGTGAAGAACTTTACAATAATAAAGTGATTAAAGTTCTTAAGGGCCGTTTTAATATTCCAATTCCTGTAATAGGAGGATTTGTTGATACTTTATTAAGTAAACTTGATGATCTGCCTTTTATTAATTTTAATCCTGGAGATGAAGCAGACATAGTAAAGAGTAAAAAAGTCACTGCTTCTTGGGAAATGGATTCAGGGCCTACTCGAGGAAAGTGGGGGGCTAAAGACCGGATGACTAAAAAGTTGGCTATTTTTTCAGGAAGAGGTATTAATAAAATTTATTCCGATTTTGATCCTGACAGGAAACCAGAGTATAAAAATAATTTACAAATTGTTGATCATTATGAATTTCACTGCGAACCTAAAGGTGGGGCGTTTCTTGAAGATCATTTATTTTTGGGTCAGACAGGAGTGTATAAAAGCAAATGGGAGATACAACAGGGAGCCAAGAATGGCACTTATGATCCCGGGCAAGTTGCCAAGCTTGTAAATGCTACTACTGATGAAGATAAAAAAGAAGTTAAAAAGAAATATATTGAGCATAAGGCAAGATTTTCTTCTCTTGGCCTTGATGTGGAAGGAAGTGATTATATAGGGCAAAAAGAATTTAATCTGGCTGAGTGGGGAATGGTTTATAACGGCAAGAGGTATTATCTTTTGTTTGATCCTCACACTGGAGTTTGGATTAGGTGCGAGTTGTTAAAAACATTGTTTAAATCAAATCTTTGGCCTTGGGTTTCTTGGGCCACGCACGAAGATGCTTTTGTTTTCTGGAGTAAAGCTCCTTGTGATGACATGCAGGGTGTTGCTGATTTTATCCAGTTGATGCTTAATCAGGCAGCAGAAAATAGAGAGAACAAGAATTGGGGACATAAAGCTTATAGTTCTAAAATGTTTCCTGATCCGTCTCAATTAGAATTCAGACCAGGAGGATTGGTTGTAGCCAAAATAAGGCCGGGTCAAAGCATCAGAGACGGGGTTTATACTTTTGAAGTTGGAGATATTGGAGGAACCATAGATTTGGTAAATTTTGTTGAATCTCTTTTTGGAAGAAAGACCGGAGTAACAAAAGAAATAGAAGGAGTCAGCGAAAGAGACAAAAAAGTCGGAGTCCATTTAGCAGATATTCAGCAAGCAGCCGATAGATTAGGTCTTTACAATAAATCTTATAGTGAGTTCTGGGCTGAATTGGGTTTAAGATACTATCACGGACTTAAAGAACATTTGCCAGAGAAATTAATGGTAAAGATGATAGGTGCAACAAAAGGAATTGGTTGGGAGGAGTTAACTAAAAAGGATCTTAATCCTACAAAAGATTTTGATATTGTGCCAAAGGGTGGGCAGGCTGAAGTTGCTGCTAATGAATTAGCTAGACAAAGAAAAGAAACAACTTTAGTAGATATTGAGAAGACACAGCGTTTATCAGGATTGCTTTCAGCAAGGTGGACGTTAGAAGAAAGACTAAGGAACGCTGGTTATGAACAAGAAGAGATTGCAGTTGCTATGGATTTAGAAAACGAAGATGGCCAAGATGTGTTGGCTGAAGCAGCTCAAGAGAACCAAGAGCTTTATGAAGGGGATGAGGTTGAACCAAACAGAAAAGCAACTACCGGCCATTTACAAAAGCATTTGGATTTTTCTACGGATATAGCTAATAAAATTCAAAAGGCTGAATCTAAGAAACAAAAAGAGAAATTTAATAAAATATATATTTCAATACTCGAACACCTTAGAGCAGAAACGCCTTTTGCTCAGGAGAATGCTTATAGGAATGCTAATAAATTACTGACTATGTTGAAAATGCCGACAAAACTTGGTGAGAAAGTTCCTGAGGTTCCTGAAGAAACAAGGCTAGAGTCAGAAAAAAAAGAAATACCCATTCAATCAGAAGTAAAAGAATAACATGAGAATATATTATTTATCAGCTAAAAGACATCTTAAAAAAATTGAGGATAGGAAGATTAGAGAAGATATAAAAAGGGAGAGATGGATTAGATTAAATAAGGCTCCGGATGGAGGCAATGTTTTCCCAATGATAATAGCTACTCACCGGGGTAAATATACTATGCTTTCTGTTTCTGCTAATCCAGGCGTTGAAGAAGGTGTGGAAGTTACCAATGATTTGATTAAAAAATTAGGACTTGATGAAGTAAGCGAATAAATATGGATATAACAACCGAAAAACAATTAGAGGAGTTAGCTAAAAAACTATTCAAAACTCCGTATTACGAGAAAGTAATTATGTGGCGTAAAACAATTCGTCAGAGTATAGCTCAGAACAAACTGATGGAAAATTTAGTAATGAAAGAGATATTATGGGAAATGGATGAATGGATAGAAGAATGTAATATTGAACTTTTAAATAATAGGGATCTGTCTGATGTGGAAAGAAAAGCTATCTTTGAGCGTCC